GTTTTGCCTTCGGGTGAGATGTTTGCCCAAACGGAGGATGGCGTTTTGCCGTCTGGATGTTTTAATACGTCCTCTTCTAACTCACATATGAGACACGGACTTGCCTCTCATGTCCAGATTAATCTTGGTGAGTTTACCGAGTGGTCTCGTGCAGAAGGAGCGCAAATGGGCGATGATGCCCTGGAGCGCTTCGTTGAGGGTATGGCTGAGGAATATATTAGGATGGGTTTCGTTGTTAAGGGTGTTGAAAGATGCCCTGTCGGAACCTTTTCCTTTTGTAGTACCTCATGGAAGGGTAGTTGGAGTGGCGAGCCTGAGAGTTGGAAGAAGACGTTGTTTCGTTATCTATCTAAACCTAAGGAAACCTACGATGCCCTCCTTCGCGATGCTCTCCTGTACGACTTCCGCCACCTGCGCGAGCGGGAGAGTTTGATGTTGCGAGTTGATGATTTCACGGCGCGGTTGTAGGACGTTTTGCTCCCATAAAGAGAACAACATGTCCAACAACAACGTCGATCGCTTTACCAGGATGGTCCAACAGGGTAAGATCACCAGGGCGGAAGCCCAACGCCGCCGGGAGCAATCCCGTTTGGCTGCGGGCTCGGGTCCTGTTGCTCGGCCCATTGGCCCACCTAGGGTGGTTAATTCCACCCAGCGTTTCGCCGGTGTCCCGAGTGGATACCGACGCATGCAAGTATGGGGTAACTATGAGATCGTGGGAGGTGACCGTACCAATTTTGGTATCTCCACCTGTCCCGCGGATCCCGTGGTGTTCCCAGAGGTAGCGGAGTTGGATCATCGGTTGGTTGAGTTCAACCTGGAGATCATTCCGAGTATGTACAACCCCCAGCTGCAACGTACTGTCGTTGTAGCTGGTTTATGGCGGTTCATTCCGCCAGAGATCGTTCCTCCTGAGGATCCCGAGGATCCTCCTGGCGAACGTTCTGCTTTACCGCAGAACGGCATGATCAGGAGGTACCAGGGAGCCCAGGATATGACTCTGGATCCTGGTGGACCGCTAGTTAAGTGGACGTTTAGACCTCGGCCTGGTGACAGGCTTGACTCTCTGGATGGGGCTTTACCTCCCCTCCATTTAGTCACTAATGTACTCC